TAAGTCTTTCGTTGTAGGCTCTATGATACTGGCGCAAAGCTTCAAGACCGGATTTACAATTCGACTTGTCAAACCAGCATCTTGCGATGAGTATCTGCGCAGCATGGATGCCATCCTCAACCGGAAGCTTCGGGACCACGCGGAAATTGATACCCAGGTCCCAAGCAATTTCCCGCCTACTTTTGCCCGAACCAAGTTCGCGTACTTCAATATCGTGTGGCGCATTGTGTGTCCCATAAATATAATTTTTACTCGATAAGAGTTTTGCATAGTGCGGTAACCCCTCGTTACGCGCTTCATAAAAATCGATAACATGTACTGCTCTCCCAACATTCTGAGTAAACCAAACAGCTGTTGAATCCCCTATACCAAGGTCCCACCAGGTATCTACTTTTTTAGATGGATCGTAGGGAACATTTGTGATGCGCCCCTTTTCCTGGGCCTCTTGTAACTCTTTTCCATAAATAGATCCTGGAACATTAGCTACCCAGGAACATTCAAACTCTTGATCGAATTGATCCTTGGTCATGATCGCCTTTGCAGCTTCCAGTTCTTCTTCATCTACGATGCCAGTATCACTAGCTTTATAAATCATAGTAAACCAGTCCTGGTTGGTCCTAGCAGCTTCATACAGTTCGAAGAAACTATTATGACCTCTTGGTGTACCTATAAAAAATGCCCAGCCTTTACGATCAGATAAAGCCGGTCTAATGACCTCCGGAAATAAACTCTCTGGCATATCCGCCATTTCATCTAAGACCGCACCATCTAAATAGATTCCTCTAAGGCTATCAAAATTTTCTGCTCCAAGAAGCTGGATCCTGGATCCGTTAGGTAGATCACATCTCAGTTCAGTTTCATGAAACCTAACCATCGGTACTGCTCCAGCAAACTGCTTGAGATAATCCCAGGCTACCGCCTTAGCCTGGCGATAGGTCGGTGCTATGTAAGCATACCTTGGATTCGTTTTGTCGTTCAGTATCGCATCCCTCAGCAAGTGATTGATGGCCATAACTGTTTTGCCGAATCTTCTGTGGCATACAATAACTCCCCAGCGCTTCTTTTCCAGCTGATCGTGTATGCTGGCCTGGAGTGTCCTTGGTGAATAAGGTATTTCAATGTTCATTCGTAACTATCTTGCTAAAAGGTATAAGATGACATTACAGCATGGCGCGCGGTTCTAGGGGGATAGGGCCTGGCATTTTGCAAAAAAAGCCAGGCTACCGGTATATAACCCGTAGATATTGTACTGCTATCCTAGATTACAGACGATCAACTTGCATTTTATTTGCAAATCTGATCTCGCGCGCGCGATTTGTGCCACAATGTTTGTATAAAAATACGTTCAGTTGACCTCAACAGATCCATTCGCCCAGGACAAAGTAACTTGTCCAACCTGGTCATTCACCTTATCTTCTGCTTTATCTCGAACTCCAAGTGGCTGCATTTGTCTTATATGTTTATCCATATGATCTGCTTCTAATCTTCTTCGTTGTACTTCTGCCATTGCCAGCTTTGGATCACCTGGTAAAGGCATCTTAACCAGGTCAAGTATCTGATCCCTCATGACTTCACATTGCAATGCCCTGGCTCTTCTATATTGAGTATGAGCATCGTCATTCTCCTGGACAAATCTAAGTACAGTTCGATAGCTTGGTAAAGATGCAGCTTTACAAATCTTTGTTAAGCTTTCTCCCTCAGCTATTCGATTGCAGATCTCTTCCATCTGTTTCTTTGTAACTCTTAATTTTAAAATCTTTGCCATATAAATAAATAGCCTGGGATCTACATCAACCAGGCTATTCCTTAACTACTACTACTATTTTTCCAAAAACCACCAAGCTATTTGTCTAGATTAATTCTTAGGCGAAATTCATCTTTAATAGGTAGCGACAAAATAGCTTAGCTTATCAAAAAAGATAGCTTTTTTAGGACAATCGGTCAAGCAATTTGATTTTAAAAATATTTTTTTAACTTTTTTTTGTTTATGCTATTGACTTTTAAAGTCATAGGTCCCATATTAATAGTAGATGATAAATTTAGAAATAACCGGGACCGCCAATCATGGTGGTCCTTTTTACTTTTATGGAGGAAAAATGAGTTGTTTCGTAGTAAATCCCAAGCACATCGCTCAGATGGTTGCTTGGTATTACAAGCACGATGGTAACAACATTGTGCTTAACAATGGTCCGTTGCCGGAAGATGCAGCGGTCGAGTTGGCCTGGACAAACCAAGCTGCCTGGCATGGTTCTTTCTTCGAGAGCGAGAGAGCGCAGAAAGAAGCCGAAGCTTACGAGTTCGAAGTTATCAAAGAGTTGGATGCTTTGAAAGCTGGGCCTAATAATTGGAACTTAGCTTACAAGCCGGACACAAAGTTAGGCTTGGCTGAGATATGGCAGATGACCAAGTGTTATCAGTATCAAGCGATGGATGCTGCTGATTGGGCCAAGACCAAGGCCAAGGTTTGGACCGACAACTTGTTGAGTCATGTTGGAAACAAGATGGCAGAAGCAGCTGGTCCTAAAGTTAGATGGGAGTACAAATAGTGGCTTTTGCTTTGACTAACTATGATTGGAACAATGCCAAGGGACCTTGTTGTGGTGTCTTGGCTTGTGCCATTGCTGCTCAAAGACCTTTCAAGGATGCTTGGGATTGGTTCAAGACCTGGGGCAAGAGATGTAGTCACCATAGCTGGAGAGGTAGGACCTACCATAGTGACTATGACAAGTGGTTCAAGTTTGCTGGGATCAAGACGATCCACAGATGTTATGCCAGGTATACTCTTGGCATGTGGCAAGCAAGATATGCAAAACCAAATGTCCCATACTTTGTTCGAACAACCGGCCATGCTCAGATTGTTTACAATGGCATGGTCAGAGATCAGAGCGGAGTTATCCCATTGAGAAAGTTTTGGGGCAGAAGAAAATATGTCGGAGATGTTTGGGAGATCCAGGTCGATGACATAACCTGGCAGACTTTTGGTTTGCCATTCTTCGATTACAAAGGAGGTAAGTAATGAAAGTAGGAACTGAAATGATTGGGGATTGGGGAGCAATGATCCCCTTGAGTTATGGAAAGATAACTAAGTTTGATCTTTTCGATGTGTTTATTGCCTGGGATGATATGCCAGGTTCTGTAAGATACAAGTACTCAGATATCAATGTTGGTCAAGGCGGAGGTGTTGGAATTGGTGTTTACACCAAAGAGTTCTATATGTTTCCGGATGGAGTAACAAAGTAATGAAAAAAAGATTAGTTCATGGAACTCCGATCACACCAAAGAGGTTATTGCCCCAGCTTAGGGGCCGTAGCTTCTGTGTTTCTTTTATGCATCCGGAGCAGCTTGAAGATTGTATCAAGCTTGTTGGTAAAGATGAGGTGTTGATCTTAGACAATGGTGCTTTTACTGCCTGGAAAAAAGGTATCAAGCTTGATGATACCTGGTGGGAAAAATATTATGCCTGGGCAAATGATGCGATGGATCGTTGCCCTAATGCAGTTTGTGTGATACCGGATGTTATCAATGGTAGTGAGCAAGAAAATTTAGAGTTGATTGCCAAAGCTATCAAAGGTGGCAAGATCAAGTATCCGGAAAGAGCGATGGCGATTTGGCATTTGAATGAATCAATGGGAATGTTAGAAAAGTTGTTTGCTTGTTTTAACTTTGTTGGTTTCGGCAGCTGCCAGGAGTTTGATGTTGCCAGGAACAAACCTGGTAGTCCTTACATGAGAAAGATCAGCGAAGCTTGGGCCAACATGAAGTATTGGTCTTTCAAGTATGCCAAGGACAGACCTTGGATACATATGATGAGAGGTTTGGGAGTTCTTCACAAGATTGGTTTTGATAGCGCTGATAGTTGTAACATTGCTATGAATCATTGGAGAAACAAAAATACTGTGGTCCACCATGTAGCGCAGTTTGCTGATAGATTAGCTGCTAAAGTTAATCACCAGGAACTTACTGAAATGCCTTTGTTTTGTAATGCAGCTTAACTAGCGCATCCTGGTATCTTCTTTTGACAATCCTGGGATCATTGAGTCCCAGGATTTTTGCTATCTTGGACCATCTTGGTCCTCGATCACGAAAAGCAGCTGAGTGTGCTACTGCCCATATCAGCTTCCGCTCTTCCTGGTCAGATAGTTCTATCGTATATGTTATAGCTTTTTCCCACCTGGAGATCTCATCCGGTGTTGCTTTGATAACTGGAGTCCTGGTTGTTGAGTAACCATAAGCTGACCATTCTTGAAGATGATCCGGCCAATTGCTCATCTTTTGTTTTCGTATGGGATAAGGCAGCTTTCTCTCAGTTGTTGCAGCTTCTATAAAAAAGTCATGGAGTTCACTTATGTTCATCGCGAAGCTTTCTATCCATGTGGAATAACCAAGCAAGTTTCCCTATCTTGCCCAGGCTTTCTAATTGTTTTTGAAAGTGTAAGTATTCTACCCTGGAGTACATCGGTCGGAGTTTGTTTAGCACTCGTATTTCCAGCTGAGAAATTGGATTAGCTTTTCCTTTCTTCTTAGCTAAGCTATAGCTAAGCTTAGCATTTTTAGCTATGTTCTTAGTTAATATATTTATTTTTTGTTGATTGCTAAGCTTTGCGCTAATCTTAGCATTGTTGGCTTGTGAAAAAATTTTACGATCACTTGTCATATTTTGTCAACCCCATTTTTAAAAAAACATAATTCGCCAGGTCATAACCATGATCCGGATCCGCATCACCAAGCCATTCTCGTATCATTTTCATGACCTTTAAAAACTCTACTGCATCTGTTGATTCAAACTTTTGTCCAGGCTTCAGCTTGCCCTGGGATTCTAAATAAATATGAAATACTTGCGCGATTTGTTCATACAAAACTTTGTAACTACCAAGCTTGCTACCGCGCTGCTTTAAAATATCAGCTGC